CACCAGCAGAAGAAGAAAAAAGTATCGCAGATGAATTAAAAATAGTAAAAGCAGAGTTAGATGCTCTGAAAAAGAAAGCAGTATTAAAGGCAACAGTTGAAGGGCCAGCACCAGTATCAAAGGAAGTTGAACCAACATTTGTTAATTTAATGAAACAGAAATTTGGAGGAAATGTATAAAATGACATTTAGCGCAAACACTATGGATAACGTAGGCGCAGGCTACGCATTCGATTCTGGATTTGGTAAAATGAACGTTCAAGAAGGAGAAACGTACTATTCACCAATGCAAGGAATTGATAAACGTAAAGATATGGCAAAAGCATACCAAGCAAACATACAGAAAGCACCTTCGTTTGGTCACACAAGCGGTGGAACTGTAACAGCTTATGGTCTAATGCCAAGTTTTTTCGACCCTGCAGTTGTAGATAGAACGGTGAGGCAAACACCTTTAGTAAGATTATTGCCAAGAAAAGCAGTTAGAGGACGAGCATACGTTTACAATGCACTAACAGCAAAAACAGGTTACACCTTAGCAACCGCAGGTAGTGGTTTCAAAGGAGATGACGCAGCTATGGCTGAAACTGTTGACACTTGGACAGCAACAAGCACAGTAATGAAGTTCGCTTATGTTGTAGGTCGAGTAACTGGTCCTGCATTAGCATCTGGTGAAGGTTTCTTAAATCTATTAGCTGAAGATATTAGAGTTAAAACAGCTACTATGAACGAGATTCTTGAAAACGAAATTGTTAATGGAGCAGTAGCAACTAACGCATTAGGTTTTGACGGATTAAGAACAGCAATCTCAACTAACACAACTGCAGCAGGTGGAGCAGCAATTACATTAGCTAACTTAAGAACTGATATGAATACAGTATTTGAAGCTAACGGAAATGTTGATTTAGTTGTAACTGACGGATCAACCTTCAACACAATCAAAGGACTTCTAATGGATTTCCAGCGAAATGTTGAACAACCTTCAGCAGAGATGCGATTCGGTATTCCAGACTCTTTCATGTTTGATGGCGCATTATTTATCAAAGATAGATTTATGCCAACAGCAGGAAGTGGAAAAGTTATCTTATATCTTGACTTGAGATATGTATTCTTGGCAATTCTACAAGATACAACTTTTGAAGAATTAGCAAAAGTCAACGACAGTCAGAAGTATATGTTAAAGTGGTACGGAAGTTTAATCGTTACTGCAGAAGCATTGATGGCTGAAAGAACTGGTTTAGCATAGAATGGCAGCTATAGCAATAGGGGATTGTACTGTAACTGTGGAAGCAGTAATGTCGGGAATTAATATGTACAAAATAGTATCTCCAGCAACAGCAGACGATGCAGACACAATTGATATTTCTACTGTGTGTGATGCGGGTAATATTTACTCAGCATCTGTAGAAGGAGCAACTGATGCATTACTTACTGCTGTAGTTTCAACTGCAGGAGTTCTTACAATTCCTGGTGGACAAGACGATGAGGCAAGAACTTGTTGGGTATTAGCAAGGTCACCTGAATCAGCTTAGGAGGTAAATAACAAATGGCAGCAATATTAATTTCGGCGTGTACTGTGACTGTTGAAGCAGCTCTTGGTAGTGTTAATCTTTATAAGATTGTAACACCATCAACAGCTGACCAAGCAGACACAATCGACCTTTCAACTGTATGCGATGCAGGTAACATAATGTCAGCATCAGCAGAGAACGCAACAGATGGTTTAATCACAGCAGTAGTTTCAACAGCTGGAACAATTACATTACCAAGTGGTGGAACTGATAACCAAGTAAGAAACTGTTGGGTAATAGCAAGGTCGCCAGAGTCAGCTTAGAAATAAGTTGATATTTTTTATTTTTTTTTTATTTTAACAAAACAACAAAACTGATTTACCCGCTTTAAATTTGGCGGAAGGAGGATAATAAAAATGGCATTCGGAATACATCAATTAGAAGATAGAGATTGGGTCTTTAAACAAGACGTTACAATCCAGGGAGATTTTACATTTGGTAACGCAGCAACAGACACATTAACTGTTACTGGAGATTACACACAAACTTATGCAGGTACAAGCGACGGATTTATCGTTTCTGGTACAGGCGCACAAACAGCAGGGAAAGACCTTGCAAGATTTACAACCGTTGGAAGTTTAAGTTCTACGTCTAACGTAGTAGCTATTGAACAGGGAACAGGAGCAGGAGTTTCTGGAGCATACGGACTTTATGTTAACTGTACTGGTACTAACGTTGAAGGAATTAAGGTTGACGCGGGAGCAGTTGTTTTTGACGAAACACTATTGGTTACTGGAGTATTAACTTCAAATGGTAATGTTAGTTTAGGAGCAGGTTCAGATTTACTTGGTTCTTCAACTTCTGATATTACAATTAACACCAACAAGTTTACAGTTGCAGGAGCTACAGGAAATACTGTTGTTGCAGGAACTTTAGGAGTTACAGGAGTTTCAACACTTACTGGACAAGTTTACGAACCGAACCCAGTTAAGCAACAAACTATTACTGACCACGACACACAAGCTGCAACATTAGCAGTTGCTGAAATGCTTGGTGGAATAATCAAACATACTACCGTTACAGGTGCAGGTGCAGCTACAGTAGATACTGGAACTGCAATGTCAACAGGAGTAACAGGAGTAGCAGTTGGTTCAACTATTGAGTGGATTTACTACAATGATGGTGCAGAAACTGGAACTATTACTGCAGCAGCAGGACACACACTTATTGGTGGAACAGCAGCAGTAACAACTGGTAAATGGATGAGAGTAACAAGTGTAAATACAGGAAGTAACACCTGGGAATCTTATCTACAAACACTGATGTAAATAAAATATTTTTTTATTTTTTTTATATTATTACAATTATGGAGGATAATCAAAATGCCAACTATTAAAGGTGGAATTACATTTGGAAAGAATATGTCTAAAGAAGATTTAGAAAAGTACGCAAAAGCTACAGGTAGAGACCTTATTGGAATCAAAGGAGAACCAATAAAGAAGAAAAAAGTTGTAAAGAAAAAGGTGGTGAAGTAGAATGGCAAATTACGCAGTAACAGATTATGTAAGTGCGACAGGAACTTTAGCAGCAGTAATGGCTTTGGTTGAAACTTATCTTGAAACAGTCGACGATTCAAAAACAATCAGAATGGAAGGGATTGTCAAGCACGGAAATTCAACATTTCAAGCGTACTTGATACACGACGCATAATGAGTAAACTAATGGGGGAAAGGATGGCGAAGTTGGAAAATGAAGTTATTAATCTAAAAGATTCAAATGGTGAGGACCACCACAGAATCGAAAGCAAGATTGATAAATTAGGTGATAATATTGATGATTTTGTTAAAAACTCGCCTTCATTATTTGCAAGTAAAATAACAGAAAGAATTGTCTATGGGTTAGTGGCTTTGATTATGATTGCTTTCGTAACTAAGCTAACAAATCTATGGTAGTGGGGTATAAAAAATGACAGAAGATAATAAAAAATTAAGTGTTGAAGTGATGAAGAATTTACAACTTAGAAGAAGTATAATCAGTAAAACAGCTAACGAAATAAAAGACCAACAACTTTTATTACAACTTGCTGATAGAGAGTTTGGAATTTACTTTAAAACCGAGCTTAACAAATTAGGGTTAGACATAGAAAAGAAATGGTCTGTTGATGAAAAGACAGGCGAAGTAACTGAAGAAAAAGAAGAAGTTAAAGTTGAATCAGCTAAGAAGGAGGAATAATAATGGTATATGCTACAAATCTGGAATTTGCTCAACATAGTGGTCTTGGACTACGAATAGTTGACGAAAACGTTGGAACAGGAGATAACTCAGAAACTGATTTCGATTTAGATAGAACTAACGTTATTTCAGGTTCTTATACATTATCTTATGCTACAAGTGGAAGTAATACATTCACCGCATTAACTGAAACCACACATTACACATTAGATAAAGAAAGTGGTCGAGTGGTATTGGAAGCTGCAGGAGTTACTGCTGTTGGAACTGCTGTTATTTATGCTACTTATTGGTACACAGATAATTTTAATGATACAACTATCACTTTATTCATAGCAAGAGCGACAGATGAGATAGAAAAGGAAACTAACAGAAAATGGGACACTCCGACAAGTGCAACATCTTACTTTAATGGAAAACCTAAACTTGGTTATCCTACAACAGATAATCCGTATGTAAGCTGTCTCTTATACACATCTGACGCTGTATTACCAAACCAACCAGTAACAGCAATTAACTCAGCATTCTTTTTACAAGCACCAGCAGAGATCACAAAGTTCTTCAACTATGACGATGGAACTGCAGCTTATACAGATAAAACAACAGCAATAAATTCAACAGTTCAAGCACCGTTTACTTTATTTGACGATGCACCAGCAACAAACGATATTGTTTATATTGGTTCAGCAAATCCATTCTTGGGAGTGGACATTGTATTGTCAACAGTTGGAGTAGATAACGGATCAACAGCAATTGATTGGGAGTATTATAACGGAACTTCTTGGGTTGACATAACTGAAACAGAAGGAACTACTGGATCAAGTATATTTACTGCATCTGGAACTGTGACCTGGACATATCCATATGGTTGGGCAAAGACTACGATCAACAGTGAAAGTCAATACTGGATCAGGGGAACATTAACAGATGATTATTCAACAGATCCAATAGTATCTACAATGACAATTCGTGATGCAATTACCGAAGTCATTGAAATGCGAAATTTATCACTACAGAATAACACCGTTTGGTTCAGAAGCAAAGAGATCCTCGCTGGAGTGCGAAATGTTAGAATTGACTATCAATATGGAACAGTAACCACACCAACGTACATATCTGACCTTGCAGTATCGATAGCTTCACTAGACGCTTACATCAGCCTCTCAGGAGGATCATACGATGACGCTACGAGTTACACACTGGGTTCTAAGAGTGTTACCATAGGTGAAGTTTATGTCAACATACGAGAGGTTATAACACAGTTTAGAAAGCGTATTGAAGATGTTTATAGACTCGTGGGAAAGAGGGCACAGATAGCAACAATATAAAATGGTTAAAACAGCTATCAGTAAACACGCACAAATCAACAGAGATAAGTTAATTAATGCTATGTCAATCTTTGGTAAGAAGACTTTAGTGTTGAGAGTAGTAACTCGGACAGTTGATGCTTTCGGACAACTTAGTGCAACCACTACTGCTGACACTACTTTTACTGGCGATTTACAATTTGGATTAGACTTAGACCAACGCTACATTTCTTCTGGGTTAGTGGAAGTGGGGGAAGGCGTCTTATATCTTCACCCCACGGAGTTAAGCACACTTCCCGCACCACAGAATCA